CATCTGACAAGGCACGCCAGCGCCGGAACGCAGCGTGGCCGTCATTTTGGCAATCGGGCTTTCGCTCGGGAACGTGCCGATTTCTTCCGGGTAGATGCGCGTATAAGAGTGGCCCTGATAGGCATCGGCATCGCTATCGTTCTCAAGGTATGCGAAGCGCAAACGCCCGCCATTCGGCCCTCGAAAATACTTGTCCTGCTCATGCCATTTGTGACCGATTGGAACAAGGACCTGCTTGGCTCGCTCGATGAGTTCGATGAGCTGTGTGCGCTCCCGTCGCAAAGCAAGCCCGATTGCATGTTCATGGTAGATGTCTTCATGGCTGGCCCAATCGCCGATTACGCCGTCAGATTTTCCACCGCCGCGCGCCCCACCGAATGCAACGTCATCACAAGGGCATGCAATGAAAGCAGCCTGTTTCGGCTGAGCGTCCCATATGATCTCTTGTGCGCTCATGGATTTGCGAGTTTGTCCAGCTTGTCAAAGATGCGGTTCGTGTTCTCTCGATATTCCTCTCGGAACTCCTTGAAATCATCCTTGCTCACGAAGTTCTTTTGAGCATCAAGTTCAACATCATTGATCTTCTGCCTGATGCCGGCGAAGGACTCTCGGAATTGCTCGATCAGTGCGGAACTAGAATCCATAAGCTCCTCCTTGAGGGATTTCATGTCGCCCCTCAATTCGTCCTTGATGGCCTGCTCACGTTCGGCACTCCTACGCCCTGCACCATAGATACCGCCAACTACTCCAAGAACACCTGTGAAAGCCGGGACGGCATAGTTTGCGATCCGATAAACCCATTCCTCAGCCATCGCACGAGCAACCATTGTGAAGCAGTTCGCAAAGATTTAACCAAATCCGGTGTTCCATATTCCTAGCCATCTTAAGGTTGTAGTGACCTTTGGGTGGTCAGGATCGCCGCGACGTTTGCAGCGCCGCGGCGATCCGCTTATCGCTTGATGATGTTCGCGATGCCTGAGAAGAACATTCCAGACACGACAATCCCGGCGATCACAGCCGTCTCACCGTCGATCGGATCGGTATGCCAATGATATCCAAGCGCCGGCCCGATCACCTTGTCACCGGCCGTCGATTTGAAAAACCAGATGGCGATTCCGTAGCACATCAACGACGGCGGGGAGAGCGGATGACCGATCCAAAGCGACATGGCCTGAACCTGTGCCGCTGCAATTCCTCCAGCGGACTGGATTGCGGTGATCGCGACATCTTTCGACTTGTTGTAGGCGGTGATCAGGCCGCCGCCCAAAGTCGTCAATGCACTGATGATCGGGCCAAGGAAGAACATCAGACCTTCGCTCTCTTGGCGTTGTAGGTGGCGACGGTCGCTTTGATGAGCGCGGTCCACAAGGTGATCTGGGCTGCATGTCGCTGCGTCATGATCTGCGTCAGATCGACACCGACGAGCTGATCAAGATAATCAGCGGCAACCGTGAACAGTCCCATGATGATGGCAACTAGAACCGTGATCCAGTTCCAGACCCAGAGAGCGGCGGCTTTCAACTTGTCGAGCATGTCATTTCCTTTTGAAGATGCTGAAGATGGACGCGAGAAGAGTTCCGAATTTTCCCTTTGGGGCAGACGCCATGATCGGCTTTGGAGCGGCGACTTCTCCCCCCAAAACACGCCGATGGGCTTCGACCCAATCACTGTCAGGCGCTGGATATTGCTTCCCGGCCTCGTGCCAGGCTTGAGCCTTGAGGAATGGGATCGCCATCGGCCCGCGCCAGAATGCATCATCCATGACCGTTGATCGGGTCATTCCGGGGACCTTTGGAAGCACGAAGCTGATGTAGCTCTCGGTATAGTTTCCGCCGCACCAGATTTTGATAGCGTCGGCAAACCGCTTGTTCCTGTAGTTCGGGGATGTGCGCCACAGATCCATCTGCGCGCAGATGCCCTGGATGTATGTGGGGAACACTGCAATGTTGTTGCCCTGCCCGAGGCCGTCGTTGAGCTTGACGGCCTGCGTTGCGCCCCACTTTTTTGCAAGCGCGCTTCCCCACATCGCACCGGGGTTTTTGTAGCGGATTGATGCCGGTTCCATTTACCCCTCCAAGTTGACTCGACCTGCGGTTGACGTATAAGTGGCCGCTATGAAAAACGATTGGGAAGCCGTGAAACGCATAGTTTGGCGCAAGCTGCTCGCGCTTGAACCTCCCGTTTCCGTCGTCATGCGACGGCGCGAGAATGGCCGCTGGACATACCGCGAGCCAACCGAACAGGAAGCTCTGGAATTCTTGTCGAACGATGCCTGGTAATTATTGACCACGGGAATCCGTCCATCCGATTGTCACAAGAGACCAATTGAACGATCCCGAGCCGTTGGTGATCGCTCGTACCTGCCTTGACGTATCCGTCATGACGCTGAGCTGTGAATAGTTGTCGGTATTCGCGACCTGGCTTGAAGATGAGATGTTGCCGCTCGTCGCGGACTGATTTGCAGTCAGAGGAGAATGCAAGAGCACGAACGCTCCGACATTGCTTGAGCGCGTGTTCATGTTCATGTGGGCAATCGTGCTCACACCCGGCGGGGTGCTGATCGTATACAGCCCCGATGGAGTGGTGCCCGTGAGATTCTGGTCTAGCGGCGGGGCATCCCAGATGAACTCATTGCCTACCTGGTAGTAGCGCGTGAAATTGCTCGACCCGTCTGTTTTGACAGATGCAATGCGGCGCTTGAGCGTGTAGTTCGTCGGCAAAGTCGGCGAGGAGACCGAAGTCGAAAACAGCACATCGACGACTCCGGTATCGGTTCTGCAAATCAGAAAGACATGATACCATGTGTTTGTTGCAATGGCCCCCGTATCGAGACCGCCATTGTTGTTGCCGACGACCCATGACGCCGTATTCTTTGCGATCGATGAACCAAGTTGCATGAGCTTCACGTTGGTCGTGTCGTTCGCAACGCCAACCGCGACGGTGAATGTATTCGATGCCGCGCCAATCGTGAGATTGAGCCCCGAAATGTAGTTGGGAACCAACGTGGGGTTCAGCGTGGCACTAAGGGTCGGAGGGCTGCTAGACCCGTTGATCGTGATTCCGCTACCGGCCTGAAACAGAGAATTGATCAGGTCCAGGCTCGTCACCTTCGCCATGATGCTGGAGATGAAACTGGAAGCACCAAGCCGCAGCCATGCCAGCGCTCCGGATTCGTTCGTCACCAGCCCGCGATAATCGTTTGAGGTTGGATCATTGTACGTGACGTTAAGCGTGCAGCCCGTACCCGTACCTGTGCCCCCCGAGGTCGAAACCGGGTTCGCGGCCTTAGTCGTAACAAAGCCGCTGTATGCAAAATCAACACTCGTAACGGCGCCGCCCGAAACGCCAGTGACCCGCGCAACCGGCTGCGTGATCGCGGTGCCCCCGGTGAACGGGAGGGTATCGCCAGCCGCATAGCCGGATCCGCCCGCGGCAACCGTTGCGCTCAGAGCGCAATAGATCGTGGTGTCCAGCAACAGCCCCAGCGAATGAGCTACCAGCCCAACTTTGCCGGTTGCCGGCAAATAGAGCCCGCTTGTCGCATCGGAATTGAACGTAATTCCAGGAGCCCCGAGAGAGCCCGCAATAGCTTTGAACGCGGCTGTCATGCCGGCTTGACCGTCGCGCGTGAGACAGTCTGAAAGGCCGGTGGCAATATCCGTGAAATTCTGGTTTACTGCGGCGCTGAGGATTGTCGTATTGGGGACAAAAGTGTTGACAATCGAAAAGGTGCCGCTCCCGTTAAAAGGCATATGAGGCCCCCTTGCTCCTAAAAATCATGCAGTTCTGCATCGTTGTTGCCGTCGTCGGATCGAACGGGCAGTACCACTGGACCCCGAACGGATACGTTGCCGGGCTTCTCGGCGTTCTTGCAGCTTTCCTGGCGACGCTATTGGCTGTTGGCATTGGTGATCTGTTTCTGGTTTTGAAGAAGAAGCTCGACCATTAGCGCCCGCCGCGCGGCTGGGCTGTTCGGAAGCGCTCCGTTCATGAGCTGGTTTGAAAGATAGGATTGCACCGGAGGCGACATCACAATCCGGCCGGCCGCGGCTTGCGGAACACCGAGCAAGCCTGCGTTGAGAAGATGGAAGGCATTCGCCCGCTGTGCCGTTCCGGAATTCGGAAGCGGCGTCATGACTTGAACGCCAGCGCGAGCGAGTTCGTTGAAATCTCCCTCACCTCTGGCATAGGCCCCGCGATTTTGCGCAGAGATCGTATTGCGAAGATTGGCAGGCGTAATTTGGCCTTCGGCCGTGACTTCGCCCGCGCGGCTTGCCGCGGTCTCCAGCACCTTTTGAGCGCCATATTCACGACGCGCCGTCTGCCAGGCTTCGCGGTCGGCCGGCGAGATCGACCGGGCCATGGCATTGTCCAAAGCATTTCGCATGTCGCGAAGCGCCTCCGACAAGGTCGGATCGGTTTGCCGCAGTCCATTGGCTTGCCGCGATAGCCGGGAGCGCATCTCCTGATACTGTGGCCCCGGCATTTGGCCGTTGTTCACATGATCGATGATGTCGTCGATATAGCCCTGCACCATGGCTCGCTGCTGAGAATCCGGAACGCGCCGGTAGTTCGCCGCGGCATCGACGATGTCATTGACGAAGGCATTATCCGGCACGAGGTTGTTGCGAGCCGACAGATCCTCAAAGGCATTGCCAAGCCGCCTTTGGTTTGCGGCCAGAACCTCCGGGGTGGCTTCTGCGCCCGCGCCCGCCCGGCGCATTGCGGCCTCGGTAAACTGCTGCTGGCCCTCGTGCTCGATCCGCGCCGCGCCCCCGCCGGCACCAGGGGCATGACTTGCAGCGCTCTCGAGATATTGCAGGCTTTTGTTGCCCGTGCGCTGGCCCGCCGTGAGAGAGGTCACGCCTTCCCGCTCGAGCACATCTACCGCGGCGCGCTTGGTCGGCGTCGCCTCCAAGGGCGTCATGATCCGCGCCGGATTGACGAGGGTGGACCCGAGGGTAATGGCCGCCTTTTCGTAGGGCTTCCATTCGCCTTCCGGCAGGTACTTTTCGGCCAGGTGAGAGGCGATACCAGGAATAGCCGCAAAACGCGTCAGATTGCCTGCCAGCGTCCCGCCGCCCGAGGCTGCGGCAGCTGCTGCTCCCGGAATAAACTGGCCTACGGCCCGCGCCGCCTCGCCATAGTCCCCCTTGGGTTCGTAGGGCTTTGCAACGTATTGCTCGACGCCTTTCATGATGTCTTGGGAGGTGGGCGCATTGGCAACGACCGTGGAAACGCCAGGTGCGACGACACCCGCCACCTTGCTGCCGATGCTCTTGAGCTGATCGACCGTTGCCGGATCAAGCCCAAGCTGGTCCGTGACGTACCCGGCCCCTGCCTTTGCGAGTTCGCGCACGTCGCCGACGCCGCCAAGCCCCTGCGCAGTTCCTTCGATGACGCCGGTCCCGAGGCCCTTGAAGGCGTCCGCAGCGTTTTCGGTAGCCGACATTGGCTTGTCGGCAACCGGGAATGCCGCCCACGGATCGCCTTGTGCATCAGCCTTCGGAAATGCTGCCCACGGGTCCATCAGGGCACCATGCGGATTGAGCCATCGGGTGCGCGGAAACGCGTTCCCTTGGGCAGTTTGGCGGCTTCCTCGGGCGTGCTGACGTTAACAACGCCTCCCGTAGGTGCGGCCGGCGCGTTCTTCGCGTCGATCTGCACCGGGTTTCCGGTGATTGGATTGACGATCGGGTGATGTTGATAATATGCCGCTCGCGCGAGCTGGTAGGCGTCCAGATTGCCCTTGCTGTTCTGATAAATCTCGGTGCCGACGTACTGATCGTTGCGGGCTGCCTGCTCCATCATGTTGATGAGCGCGAGCGTGCCGGCCTTGCTCTTTTCGTTGCCGGGAACGGATGCCACGGAACGGTAGATGTCGCTCGGGTTCAAGCCGAGCTGCGAGGACAAGGCGCCGGCAAGTCCAAGATTGAGCTTTTCGATCGCGTCGGCGCCGGCAAGAGCCTTTTCGTCCACCAACCCAGGCGCATAATTGGCGATCACGCGCCGCGCTTCATTGGACATTTTTGCGGTCGGCCCGAACGTCATGGCATCGCCGACGCTCTCAATCGTGTTCTTCATAATCCCGAGACCCTTCAAGGTCTCAGGTGCAGATGCTGCGCGCTTGACATCGCTCTCGATGACGCTGCCCTCTGCCTTGGCTCCGCTTTCGGTGCGGGCCTTCTCGGCGGACAGCCTTCGATCGGTCGCAGCCAGGCTTTCGATCCGCGAAGCCGGAGATACGGCAGGCGCAGGAGCAGGCGGGAGCCCTGCCCCTGACGCCTGCCCTCCCCCACCGCCCGAAGGCGGATAGAGACCTGCTGCTTCGGCTTCCTTGTCGCCCCAGACATTCGGGCTTGAAGGAACAGGGGCGCGCGGAGCCATAACAGGCGCCCCAGCGGTCGGAGGAACGCCGGGCGCCGGGAATGGGGTTGTCGTCGCAACCGAACCAGCGGACTCGGGAGCGCGATAGCCGGGCTGGAAATTGCCTTGCACGGGAAGAGCACGGACGCCAGCCGCGGGACTGACTGTGCCCGGCCGGCCGTAGACATCCTCCACTGCCTTCGGTGCGATCAAGGCGCCCACCAGAGCCCGATGCTCCGGAGAGGCCATGGGATTGGCGTAAACGCGAGCCGCGGTCTGCGGATTGACATTCCCGGATTGAAGCTGAGTGATCAAATCCGACAGATCGGATGCATTTTGTCCGGCCGCCTGATTTTGCAGTTCATTGGCGCGGTTGCGTTCGATCCCGGCGGTCAGCGCCGTGATCATGTTGGCAAAGGCACCCGCGGGACGGTTGACGTTTTCACCGCTGCGCTTGGTCAGCTCTGCCGCATAGGCGCGCTGCTGGGCCACCTGCTCCGGCGTGGCATATGACGGGTTGACGAAGTTCGGGCTTGAGGAAAAATAGTCAGCCATCAGCCCCAGCCTCCACCGATCTGCGGGAACGTGTTGCCGCCATAGCTATTCCAGCCGGTAATTCCCGAACCCCCACCTCCGAACATGCCCCCCAAGGCTCCTGCCCCAAGCAACGACGTCCCGCCCGTGAAGGGCGCCGCAGCAAGCCCAACAGCGGCGGTGCCGAGCTTGCCGATGTTGTTCCAGGTGTTTTCGTAGTTCTGAAGATCGTTCTGGTAGTTCTGCTGCACAGCCCCCGAATAGTTCGGCGGCTGAACCGTTGCGGTCGGGCTGGCCTGAAATGCGCCCGGCGAGGCATTGCTGCGCAGTGCCGCAATCGTCTGTTGCGGCTGCTGATATTCGGCCAGCGCCTGGTCGAATGCCTGTTGCTGGTTCTTGGTCAGGTAATTTGTGGTGACATCACCCTGATTGCGGGCCTGAAGATTCTTGGCATTGTTGTACGCTTCGCTTCCGGGGGTCAGGCCCTGACTGCGAAGTTGCGCCTCGAGGTTCGAGTTCTGCTGATCGAAGAGCGGCTGAAGATATTGACCGCTCCACTGATTGAGCTTGTCGGTGACGGCCTGATTGTTGCCGTTGAACGGCTGCGAATACATGCCGGCCGTGTTGTTCGCCAGCGCGTCGGCCGTGTTGAGCAGCGTGTGGCCGGTATTGTTGACGTCGGTGACGATCCGATAGCCGGAAGGCTGCGAGGAATCCGCAACATAGGACACGCTTCCAAACGGGGTGCTCTGCCCATAGGAGTTGATATTGTTCTGCGTTTTTGCCGCAGTCGTGTTGTACTGCTGCTGCGCATTGGACGTCGCAGTGGGGTCAGGTGCTTTAGGGGCATCGAAGCTCATTGAACAACCTTTCCAGCAAGCCGAGCCAGATTTTTCCCGAACAGGCCATACATCACCGCATCAGTATTGCCGTAGCCCTGATGACGGATACCCTCGAACACGAAACCAAGCTTGTGGATGCCGCGTGTCAGCTTCTTGTTGGATTTCATCGTCCGCACAGTGATCCGGCTGACGCCGAAATGATCCGTTGTAATCTTGGCAATCTGCTTCACGAGCGGCAGCGACAGCGTATTCGGTCCGTAGTACGACAGCTCAATATCCGGGCCATTGTGAGCCTGGAAAAAGCAGGAGCCGACGATCTCGCTGTCCTCGATGATGGCGATCGCCATGTCTACCTTCGTGCAATAGACGCCGAACCGCTCCATGGTCCAGTTGATGACGACCTGATCGTTTCCTGTTGCAAGGATTTTCATCAGAAGAACCCCTTTGCCGGTTCTGCGATCAAATCCCATCCATTGAGTTGAAGCGTGACCCCGCTGGCTTGTCCGTTGGCAACCGTCGCAACCTTTGTGATGATCGAGGCGCACTGGCCGATACCTTCAACGGTGGTCCAATTGGCAACCAGCGATGAATTCAGCGGCCAGATTGCAGCGTCCCATAACGCCACATCCCACAACGCGGAAACCGTGCTCGACGTCGAGGGAATGGAGATCGGCGCATCCGTTCCAAAATCGATGTTGAGCCCGACCCCTGGCGTGACAGAGCCGTCCGTGGTCAGGATCGGGCGCACCATCGTCCAGCGCTTAAGATGCCCGCGGCTATCGAAGTAATTGAACGCGGTCTGCACCGTCGCCGTGATCGCGTTGAGTCCGTCGCCAGAACCATAGTCCCATTGGTTGACCTGTCCCGAATTATCCCCAAAATACGGAACGTCGTTGAGCACTTCCCAGCAATTGGCAGCAAGTCCGGTGAACTGGCACCACGCACCCGTCAGGGTATTCATGACATATTGGATTGCCGTGGAGTTCTCGACGGTGGGGATGTTCAGGATAGCGAGCTGGCCCTTGGCATACTCGATGAACTGCCAGCCGAAGTTTCCGCTGTAGAGCCGCGCGGAGTTCATCATCGCATTCTGGATCATTGTCGTAGGCGCGACCTTCGCCGCTGCCGCGCGATCCTGCGTTAGCATCTCCGACATCGGCAGGATGCCATCAACGCAGATGATCCAGAGGTTGCCGGAAATCCTCAAGTAGCAACGCCGGCCGATCGGTGCACCAAGATCATAAACGCCCACCAGGGCGAATGTGTTTGCCGTGGTGGGATCCGTGCCTTGGTAAACAATGACCTGACCGCGGGAAGAAATGAACGCGATGTACTCGTCAACGGTCTGTTTCGAGTCCTGCGTCCATGTCGAGATCGCGATGATGTTCCCGCCTCGGGTCATCTGCTGGCCGAGGTCAAACGTCGTCACGGCACCCGAAATGGCGGAATTGGCGAGATACCCGACATTGGTCGAATTGACGAAGGTACACCACAGCCGCCCCTTCCAGGACGTCCATGATGCAATCGTGTTCGCCGTGACGCCGGTCAGCGTCATGCTCGCCCAGGACGAGCCATCATAGATGATCGGTGTTTCAGCGCCGTTGGCCGCAACCAGCCACGCATTGACGGCTGCATTGGTGAAATTGCAGTATTGAAATCGGTTATTCGATAGCCCCGTGATCGAGGTTGCGGAAGCCACTCCGCCTGCGGTCACGTCGTATACCGTTCCTCCCCCGACCGCGAACAACTTTGAAAGCGATGTGTTGGGCGAATTGTACGCCATCACCGTTTCAACAGGGCCTGACCCCACTCCGGTTACCCATGTCCGATAGCCGCGGCGAATTTCAAGATATCCCGGTCTCGGGATCCAGTTGTCGAGCTGCACCGCATGATCGGGCGGCATGTTCGCAAGGGAGGAAATCTGATCCCAGCCGCCAACAGATGCAGGAATAGACATCGGGTAGGATTTACCCGTGCCCTGCATGAAGTTGTTTTTGAGGCTGAGCGTCGCCCTCATGTGTTCCCCGGCCAGTTCGCATCCTGGACATTCCAGGGGGACAACAGATACGGTTCAAAGCGCCGGCCCATGTTGAGCGTGGGCGCACCGCCGTCACGCGCGATGAGCTGAGCGACATAGTCTTTGTATTCCGTCTGCATGGATGCAGCGGTCGGAATGCCCTTGGCCTCGAGGAAGCGCCATTTCGTGCCGAGGATGATGGCTTGACTATCGAGCAAGGGAACGTCGGCATCATTGACGAACGATGCGGCGAGCGTCGATCCGCCGTTCACACGTACCCAATTGAGGGAGATGTATTCCCACGCGATCTGAAACGGCGTGTCTACGACTGCCGGAGGCGGCCAAAGGCGATAGGTGCCCGCGGCAAGATTGCCAACCTGCCGGAAATGTCGCCTTGGACCCGTCGTGACGATGCCTGATCGATGGTACTCGTCCAACTGAGGACTATCAGGCCCAAGTAGAGCCCACCGATTAGTGCGATCCCATGCCGTGCCGTTGATGAATCGGTCAAAGTCCGTCGCCTCCGGGTATGTGTCCTGCGCGAAGGTCAAAGCCGTTCCGGTCACTGTCCCGGTCGAAACCATGTCCATGGTGATCTGCGTTGAACTATCAACAGAGAGCACGCGCGCCGCGACGGGAATGTCAGATCCCGTCACCACATAAATGCCGGCGGTAATACCCGCGGTCGTCGGAATATTGGTGATGACCGCCGAGCCGCTGGTAACGTCCCCGGTCGTCACCGTGGGAGCGTTAACATCCAAGGTGAACAGGGATTGCAGGACAGTCCATCCATGGTCCCGCTTGAGGCTATCGCCGCAGCGGTTGACGAGGCTCAACAATTGAACCGTCTGCAAATCAGTCGCGCCAACCACGACGGACGGCTGGACCAGGCCCAGCTCTCCGGTGACGGCCTGCACGATCTGAAGAAGGTTCAACTGCGCCATGGATCAGGCCGACAGGTTGTAAAGCCAGCCAGTGGTCGAATAACGCATGATGATGATGGTCTTGCGGGACGGAACCGAAATGCCCGCATCGGTCGATCCGCCAGCGAAGTTGCCGCCAGTGAAAGGATAGACGATGCCGGTCGAACCCGAGGTGTTGACAACGAGGATCGGACGCAGAAGCGGAACAGCCGTGTTCATGCGAACGCCGTCAGCGCCGGTCGCCGTCATGGTGAAAACGGAATTTTGCGCATCACATGCCGTCGCATCGGCCGAGGTGGTGCCGGCGGCAGTGATGGCAACATTGCTGTAGCCAATCGCCTGCGCCTGGGGCCACGAAAACCCGAGGCCCATCATGTCCGAAGATTTGGTCATCTAGTGCTCCTGCGTCTTGCGCGGACGGCCAGGGCCTCGGCGCGTGGGTTGAACTTGGCCGGAAAGGTCTTGGACGAATTGAGCCGGCGCGGCGGTAAAGGGATCATTCGCGCTCTGATGCACTGCATTGATCTGCGCCGACTGCGCATCGAACGGATGTCCCGGATTTGGCGGTGCAGCCTGACTCTGCTGCTGGCGAACCAGAGCTGTCACTTCCTCGACCTGGCGGCGAAGAGCACGGATTTCGGCGTCCTTGTCCGAAAGCGCTTTCTCGAACTGATGATGATTGACGCCCTTGTCAGCGCGCTCCATGTAGCGCTGGGCGGCGTTCACCCAATCCTGCGCGCCCATGCCGACCGTGCCGATGGCTTCTGCCGACAGGTTCGAAAGCTGCTCGACGGTATGGATGTTGTAACCTCGCATCATCGTGACGATGTGGGGCTTGTCCGGAAACAACAGGCTCAGCGGAATGCCATCCGGCACCTGGTTGACGCCCTGCTGGTAGTTCGCCCACTGCCGCGGCCAGCGGCGCTTGTCATCATCGAGAACCGGGCGATCGACCACGTTGAGGGTTTCGCCGGGATGCTGGATCTTGACGAAGTCGCGGCTCTCGTGGAGAGGCACGCCCATTTCGCGCGATTTGGCTGCATTGAGAACCGACTTCTTGTAGAAACCGACGATCAGCTTGTCATCGGTGGGACCATACTGGACCATGCCATAGCCCTGCGAGGCGATGGAGTTCATGTCCATGCCTGTGGGGGCGCGGAATTCCGTAACATCGTTCATTTGCAGTTCTCCCGAGATATTGGGGAGCGCTGTTACACGCTCCCCAAAGCGTTAGTTGGTGATACCGACCACCGGATTGTTCAGGGTTCCGGCAGTCGTGGCCGCACCCGTCACCGTCGTGGTGATGATGATGCCGTTCACGTTCTTCAGGCCGGCCGTGACAGCATCGTCAAGAACGCCAGCCGTCGCGGTTGCGGCAAGCTGGACATTCTGGACGCAGGAGGCTGCGACGTTGATGTTGGCGCACGCGCCATTGCGTTGCAGCCAGCCATAGGAGCCGGATGCAATCGCAACCTGCGCCACACCAACCTCGAGGCCGAACAAGGCGAGGGTCGTGGTGATGGGGTTTGCGGCCTGCGTCGTCGAAGTGATCACGCAGACATCGCCCAGGTTGATGGTCGCGCCCGCCTTGACGAACACGAATTCGGAATCACCCGATCCCTTGGCAACCGTGCCGATCTGGAACGGAAGACCGGGATAATCCGGCGTGTTGGTCGAAGACTGAGCCGCGGCCTGATTGTAGACCGTGTAGGTCGCGTTGAAGTCGATCCCCTCAATCGGGGTCGTGTTGATGAGAGTGGTGGTCATGTGCGCTGCTCCTTAAGCCGTGAGGACGCCCTGGAGGAAGGCGTTCGACAACGTCATGTTGCCGGCCCAGCCCATCAGCTTGACCATGGCATCCTGGTTGACAGAGAAACGGTCCGGATCGAGCGGGACCATGTTGCGGCGAGCGTGGGGACGCCAATGCAGGTACTTCGTGTTGAGGAAGTACATGGTATTGGTGGGCGCACCGCCGAGACCGTTGCCGGACGAGGTTTCGCCGGGGAACGGATCGGTGGAGTAGCCCTGGAAGCCGCCGTCCAGCACCACGTCTGCGGTGTTGTACTTGAGCGACTGGTAGCCCAGCGCGCCATGCTCACCCGAGCCGTTCTCGCTCGCGATGCGCTGGATCGCCTGCAAGCTCTGCCAATAGAGCTTGTAGTAGTTGTTGTCCGCGACGATCAGGTCCGGACAATCGCGGCCACGCACCAGCGTCACCCACAGCGAGTCCATGTAGTTCTGGATGTTGGCCGCGGTCGCCGCCGCGCCGCCGTTGGTCACGGACGAATACGCCTGGTTCTGCCAGAACGTCCATGTGGCGCGATCGATGCCGCCGACGATGCCCGAACTCGGAGAAGTCGCCACCAGAAGCTGGAGGCCGTTGACCGAGCCAGTCACGGTGCCGTCGCCGTAGATGCCCTGCGACATGCCGTTCATGAAGGTGTCTTCGGCGTTCTCGATGCGGGATTCGAGAAGGTCGATGATCGCTTCCTCGCCGGAGTTCTGGAGTTCTTCCAGGCCGGAGATCGAGACGGCAACCGCAGACTGACGGATCGGATATTCCGCCGCGGTGAAGGTCTGCGAAGGCGCGATGTTCAGGGTCTGATAACCAGAGTACCACTGGAACGTCTGGTTGTTGGCGTAATTCAGTTCCTGAACGATGGTGCGACCGCCGGAGAAGGTCTTGATTTTTCCGCGGCGGGAAAGGCGAGCCAGGAGCGCATTGTTGCGGCTCATGTTGTCGGCAAGTTCACCCGTGCGAGACCGCAGGGTTGTCGTCACGATTTCGGAAAGATTCGGAAAGGCCATAGCCTACCCCTTTTGGGTTAGGCCCTCTGTTCCTCCCGGAGCTGCTGCACAGATGCGAGGATGGATTCTCGAACGCCAGCCTTCTTTGCCGGCTGACCACCAGGAGCGCCCATTGGGGGGCGCGGCGTGGGTGATACGGCGGCACGTCTGGCGGCTTCCACTTTCGCGGCGTTGGCTTTCGCCAATTCGTCGGCTTTCTTCCGGTCTTCAGCCTCGCGGATCCGTGCAGAGATTTCGGGATTGAGCGCAATCGCCTTTTGATAGGCGGTCTCAAGGTCTCCCGGCTGCACAATTCCAGCGTTCATGAGCTGGCCCATCTGGACCCGCACCGCCTCGAAATGAGGATGGCTGGAGGCAAAGGAAGTGAGCTTTTCAGCGATCTGCTGCTGTTCCCAGCTTTGAAGCCGGGCTTCAACACTCTGGACCTGCTGAACGACATTACCGAATTGGTCGATCACCGGCCGCAAGGGCTCGGGAATATCCTGCGCGGCTGATGGCGCTGCGGATGAAGAACTCGGGACCAAGGTTGAGATGTCAACGCCATACTGACGGGCGAGGTTCTGAAAGGACTGGACGCGCGTTGCCGGATTCCGGAAACCCGCCTCCCAACCGAGGAGCGCCTTGATTGCGTCCGCGTCGCTCGAGATGCCGGCCTGCTGAAAGGTCTGGCGAACCGGAGCGATGACCTGTTCGATCGCGTCGTACTGTTTGGCCTTGTCGGAATACTGCTTGAAGCCGCTGGAGACTTCTTCCTCACGCTTGGCCACATCCCTTCTGATCGGGTGATCGGGCGGCAGTGAGTTAAAGAACGCTTTGGACTCCGCAGACCATCCAGGGGGCGGCCCGACAGCCTTTGCGGGCTCGGGTTGCGCTTCCTGTTCGGTCGGCGAAACTTGCTTGTCAGTCGCAGGCTTTTCAGCCGCGCCATCCAATTTCGTGAATTTGCCGTCTGCTGCACGGGCGCGCTTGGCTTCCTCGGTGCGGACGGCTTCGACGTTCTTTTCGATCTGCTGACGGAGCGAAAGCTTCTCCGGCTTGTCGGGAGAGGCAGCACCTTTCGATGCCGGCTCACCCTCTCCCGCACTCCCGCCCGTGGGGGCACTGGCAGGAATTTCCGCGCCTGACAGACCTTCCGTCTCGGATACTTGCTGATCAGCTAGTTCCATGGTGCTCCCGCCGAGGTCTCATCGACCATTGCGCAAATCATATATTGCTTTGCGGATGTCATCCCGACGTTTTCCACCGTCTAGTTTAACCGGCACGCGATTTTTGATTTGTTCGTTGCCAATCTCGATGCAGCCGCTCGCCCGCGTCGCCGCGCG